GACAATTGATATTACTAATGCTACAATAACCTTAGGAAAAGATCATAATCGTGGTTCTTATTACAACCAAGCTAATACGGAATTTTCAAACCCCAAAATATACAACGTCGCCCTCGAAGGCTCGGAGGTCAAGAAACTCTACAACTTGGGCCGAACCGGGCGGTCCATGGTCATCAGCGACACGGCCGTCGGTATCGGGAAAGTCCCTGAAGCGCAGTTGGATGTGAGGGGGAACTTAAGAGTCGGTGGAACGATACAAGTTCCCATGATAATAGCACACCGTTTCATAAACAGTGCTGTTACGACCGTTACGAGTGGTAATTATATACCTTTCAACGGTGTCTTGTACGAAAATCCATCGGGTAGTCACACCGGGAACTATTTCACGTGTCCAGTAAAGGGTATATACGAGTGTTGCGCAGAGATGCTTGTAGCAAACTCTGGCCAATATGACGGAAATCACGAATGGTACATAAATAATTCGGGTTTGTCTCCGAGACGTAGAGGTTACGGAACTCAGGTTGTCGGAGACAAACATAGTCAGGCAACGTCTCATTACTATATCGAGTGTAATTCAGGTGATACAATTGCATTGAAGGGTGTAAGTACCGTTATATGGTACGGTAGTGATACATATAGTCATAGTCACATGTCTATACGACTAATAACACCGACATAATATTATTTTCATATAATAGAATGTCTGATACAAGATTGGCTAATGACGTAATGTTAAGTTTGGTGGGTAATGATTTTCAGTACATGGTAGCAAACACGGATTATGATAAGTTTACAATAGTCGGTGGAGAAAAACCCTCAAAAGAGGCGTTCGAGGCGAAATTCCAAGAATTGATCGATGCTCAGCCCCTAAAGGAACTCCGCCAAGAACGCAACAGGCGCCTCGCCGAGGTGGATTGGATTTTCTCTTCGGATTACCAGATCGAGGATACACTTTATAAAGAATGGCTCGCGTACCGTAAAGCTTTACGTAACCTTCCATCTACAACAGAGGATCCAACTACTCCCGTATGGCCGGAAAAGCCGGAAGTTCCCACAGGCAAGACTGAAGGGATCCAGACCCCTTTGTTCGTGGCCACGTTAATGACTGAAAACACTCAGTTACGGTCAAAAGTAACAGCACTCGAGCGTAAATCGACGAAATTCGAGCTTGATATCATTGGTTTGAAAAGACGCATTCAAAAGGTAGAGACTTAGAGAAATCACACACACTCTTCATAAGTATGGATACTAGTATTGAGTATATAGGTCTTGTGAGTTCCATTTTAATTGCCGTCATGTTCGTACCCCAGATCGTACACGTATACAAAACAAAAGACACGGATGCTCTCAACTATACATTCCTGGGTACGAATATAGTCGCAAGTATACTGGGTCTCGTATACTCCATATACTATACGGTAGTTCCTATGATCGTGGCAAACACGTCGGCCGGTCTTTTTTCTATATCACTCATCACGATGAAACGAGTAAATGGGCTTAAAGAACAGTCACCAGTATAAGATGGGAAGGGGCTTCCCCTGTTCTCTCATAGCTCAGTTGGCAGAGCGCGCGACTGTTAATCGCGAGGTCATCGGTTCGAACCCGGTTGAGAGAGAACAACACCTTTTACGAATGAATCCCATCCGTAAAAGATGTTTACTAAATATAGATGAACCAGCATATCCTAACAGGGCAAGTCGACATTACGAGTAATTTACTCGTCGGGTCATCACACTTGTTTGTCGATACCACGAATAATCGGGTGGGTCTCGTCACCACCGACCCACAGGCAGGGTTACACGTAAACAGTAACGTATATGTCAATACAGATTTACGGGTAGGTTCGCAAATCGAAATAAACGCAACACCCGGACGCATAAAAGCAGCGACGTTCGAAGGAGATGGGTCACTTTTAGTGAACGCCCCCGTCGGATCACTCGCAGTCCACAGCACTGATACGGGTTTACCCGGTACGGAGGCTAGTGTCACGAATGAGGGGACACCCACAGCCGCAGAGTTTAAATTCGTGATTCCACGAGGTGACGTCGGTGCGACGGGAACAGCCGCAACAGTTGCGGTCGATGGAACAACAGTAACCGGAGCAGCCGAAACTGACGCATCCGTTACAAATCTAGGATCTTCATCCGCTGCGAACTTTAGGTTTACGATTCCGAGAGGGGGCCAGGGTATTCAGGGAATTACAGGTACCGCCGCAACAGTTGCGGTCGATGGAACAACAGTAACCGGAGCAGCCGAAACTGGCGCATCCGTTACAAATCTAGGATCTTCGTCCGCTGCGAACTTTAGGTTTACTATTCCGAGAGGTGATACAGGTGTTCAGGGTATTCAGGGTCCCGCCGCAACCGTTGCGGTCGATGGAACAACAGTAACCGGAGCAGCCGAAACTGACGCATCCGTTACAAATCTAGGATCTTCATCCGCTGCGAACTTTAGGTTTACTATTCCGAGAGGTGATACAGGTGTTCAAGGTGTTCAGGGTATTCAGGGTCCCGCCGCAACAGTTGCGGTCGATGCAACAACAGTAACTGGAGCATCTGGGACGAACGCATCCGTTACGAATCTAGGATCTTCATCCGCTGCGAACTTCAAGTTTACGATTCCGAGAGGTGTTCAAGGTGTTCAAGGTGTTCAAGGTGTTCAGGGTTTTCAGGGGCCCGCCGCAACAGTTGCGGTCGATGGAACAACCGTAACCGGAGCAGCTGAAACTGACGCATCCGTTACAAATCTAGGATCTTCATCCGCTGCGAACTTTAAGTTTACGATTCCGAGGGGTGCTCAAGGTATTCAAGGTGATCCTGGTGATAATGGTGATAATGGTACTAATGGTACTAATGGTACTAATGGTACTAATGGTACTAATGGTACTAATGGTACTAATGGTACTAATGGTCTTAACTCGAGTGGTATTTTGGATATCAAAAAAAATGGAGAAGTCGCTAAGTTTCAACCTGCGACGAGTGGTGAATACACCCTCGTCAATTTCAACTCGAAGGTCAATAGTGGGAGCGATAAGGGTTTCATCTTGGTTCAAGACGAGTCAGCACAATCACCTGGTACGAATGCTGAGGATTTACGCATGACGATAGGCGTTCATAACGATTTCAGGAGTTCAACTGCTCACTCTGACGAGCTTTGGTTTCAGGGTGGTGGTCGTCTCTGTTATAATGTTGGTTCGTGGGACAGCGAACTCAATACCATCATCGGGACACCTGGTGCTGGTACATCACACGGTGGTGTTAAACACGAGTGGCGGATCAATAACAGTGCGAAGATGACGCTGAATAGTTCTGGCGACCTCTCAGTTGGTGGGTCGGTCTCGGCTACGTCTGGGGTTTTCTCTGGAAACCTCACAGCTACCGAAGTGTATTGCCAGAATTGGATTCGCACGAAGGGTAATTCCGGACATTATTGGGAAGGCACCTCAAATGGTAGTGGTTGGCACATTTATCCCATGAATAGATCCGATATGTACATAAGAACTGGTTCAGGTAACGGTGGTCTAGCATTTACTATTGAAAATGATTATGTACGTGGGTTTATTCATTGTACAACGAGTAACGAGATAGGATTTTTAAATACGGGTCGTGCTTGGTCTCTCCGGATGGACAATTCAAACAACTGTCAAGTGTATGGGCGAATGTATGCTTCTGGATCCGTAAATACGACTATGACTGCTAGATATTACAACAGTAGTGGAAATAGTGGAGGCTACAACGGGGTCCGACCCATAAGTGTATACGCAGAACAACACATGAGGTGTTCTGAACTGCAAGTGACAAGTGATCGTCGCATTAAAACAGATATTGTAGATGTCGATGACGGTTCTGCATTAGAATTGCTTCGTAAGATACAACCTAAAACATATGGATACGTGGATACAATGGAAAAGGGAACTAATCGTGTTTATGGATTCATTGCACAGGAAATAAAAGAGCTGATACCAGAAGCTATTGATGTGAGTGAAGGGGACCTACCAAACATATATGGACATGCTACTGTTGATCATGAACAGAATACTATTACATTCAGAGATTTTGACACGAGTAATTTGAATCAAACGGATAGTATCATATACATCGACCAAGATGATAAGAGACAGACTTTGAAGATAAAGTCGGTACTAAATTCTACACAACTTGAAATAGAGGAAGATCTTGAAAAAATCTTAGAAACTTTCAAAACATCTAAATTAGAAGAATATAACTTTACAAGTGAAATATTCATATGGGGACAACACGTTGACGATTTCCACCATCTCCAAAAATCTGCAATCTTCACAGTCGCCACAGCAGCCCTCCAGGAAGTTGATCGACAGCTCCAAGCCGAAAAGGTCAAAACAAAAAACCTCGAAGCGCTCGTTTTGACACTCATCTCACGTGTACAAAAGTTAGAAACGCGATAAATATAAATAATTCGATCAATGTAAAAATCCCCTTATTCTAACGCTTAAAAATAAAAACATAGTATAATATAAATGTCCGGTGGTATCGCCCAACTCGTTGCCGTGGGTGCTCAGGATGCACACATCGTGGGTAACCCCGAAGTATCTTTTTTCAGATCGACGTACAAGCGTCACACAAACTTTGCCCAAACTGTTGAAAAGCAGGTTATCCAGGGTAACCCCTCTACGAATGGTATGTCCACCGTGCGTTTCGAACGCAAGGGTGATATGCTCAGCCACGTGTACATATCCAACCGCGTTCCCGGTAACACACAAACGAAGGCTAACTGGAAAGCACAAATTAAAAAAATCGAGCTATTGATCGGTGGTCAGGTCATTGACACGCAAACATCCGAATTCTCTCAAGATATTGTGCCTGTCATGCTTTCCCAAACATACTCCAAGTCTCTCGCGGCCGCCTCGGCTAACAATGCTGGGTTCTACCCGCTCCGCTTTTCGTTTTGCGAAAATGCTCAGTCG